GGGACCATAATAGCAATAATCGTCTGTAAATATAGAATACTCTTCGCCATACATATTCACAATCAAGAAGTTGAAAATATACAACTGTTTTTGCTTTTGCATCTCATCGTTCATATCAAATAAAGGGTCTTTTATTACCATTGATTTGGTTTTTCCTTCTGCGCGATTATCATATTTTAATATATTTTTTTCACGATATACCTGAAAATATACATGCAATGGGTTGACTCGTCGCGATTCCGGTAAAATACTATTATCAAAAATTGTTATCATTTCCTTTGTTTTTACTAATTTTTCGGCGAGTGATACCTTACCCGATTTTGAACTTTCCCAAATCTTGGGAGAAATCAATGGATGCCCTTCTATACGAAAATATTCGCGTGATTTGTTTTGTTCTTTATTGTATACATTTACATTGTAAGTCACATATTTGGGCATATCTTCTTGGGAAAGTCCATCTGGTAATTCTCTCGCATTCGATTGGCGTTCTCGTTTTGTGCCTTCAAGAACACCTCTTGAGTTTTGTTTTTGTTCTTCACGTGTAGCTAACCGCAAATTCGCCAATGTATTATTGAGAGGATTTCTATCAATATGGTCAACACTTATTATTCCAGTTCCGCGTCCATTTCCATAGCAATTCATTATGAGTTGATGGATATAATATTGTTTATCGCGTGTTTGAGTAGAAATATATCCACTAGTCATTTTATACCATGTGAATTTTTCATTATTCTCTTTTTCAAAATCTAATATTATTTGATATGATTGTCTGCATAATAAAACAAGTTCATTTGGTTCGCAATACATAAACAATAATTCTTTATCATTATCTTTAACAATCCAAATAGGATTTTTTATTATATGGGCATCTTTACCGTGTGTTTTTGTGTGACCATCTATGAAGCCAATTACATCAAATTCTTGGCGAATTGATGTATTATATTTATTGATATTAGTATTTGATAAACGGGTTTGTGATAATTGCATCATAATAACAGCTGGTTTTGTATTATATATTATAATAATAAAATATAATTCAATTTTATACGCACATTATAACAATTCTTATTTTGCCTAAAGAACCGCGATTTACAATTCTTACACTAATTTGAGTAGGCGACGCCCGCCATTCCGCTCATTACGCGCAACACGTTGTAGTTGACTGCATATACTCTTACCTTTGCGGTGTGCGTGCCCTGGACGGTTCCGGACGAGAGAACGAGTTGAAGGACAGCGTTATCTATGCGGGAGAAGTTGCACGAGCCAGAGGGCTGGTGTTCCTCGGGGCGGAGGGCGAAGGAGTAGACGTTGATGCCGGTATCGGGGGCACGGGTGTGGTGTTGGAAAGGTTGGACGACGTCAAAGTAAGACCCCTCACGCTCAGAGAAGCGGTCTTGGCCGTTCAACTGGAGTTTGGCGGTGACGCAAGGGTTCTCGCCCCAACAGTGCATGTCTAAAGCAGTCTCGGCTAATACGAAGGTGCCTGCATCGGATACGTAAGAGCCGGAAACGACTCCGTCTTGGGCACCAAACGCCTGCAAGTCAGACCCCCACTCGGAAGTAGTGGAGGGGGTCAATATATCACCGGCACCGGGCATCTGGAAAAGGCCGGATGAGGTGATGAAAGAATTTGAAGAACTGGTTTCTTGGGGTCCACCGAACGCGTGAATGGCGTTGGGCAAGGCATCAATGGCGTCGGTGTAGTTGAAGGGTTGAGCACCTAAAGTTTTGTAGAGAGTCATGCCGCCCTCCAATGAGGCACAGTAGTCAACGTTAGCATCAGGTTGGACTACCCAAATTAATTCCTTGACTGGATGATTGAAGTTAAGTTTTATTTTGTTCGAAGAGCTCCCCACCGACTCATCGCCGGTAAATTGGAGTTGCTCTATAAGATACTCGTGGGGGTTCTGGGCCATTTTTCTTCTCTCATCGGTGTCGAGGAAGATATAGTCAACATAGAGAGAAGCAGCTACAAGTGACTGTTGGTATGCAGTCGCACACGATACAGACGCGGTAGAAGATGACGCCAAGTCGTTGACTGCCCAGAGGCACTCACCAATGGGGCGGATATCAAGGTTAATCTTGACCTCGTGGTATTGGAGGGCGATTAAAGGGAGGGCAAGGCCGGGGTTGCGGCAAAACCAGAAGAGGAGGGGGATGTAGAGAGTGGTCTCAGGGAGTGCGTTACGGGGAGCACAAACTTGGGAAGGCCCACCTGCGGCAGAGCAGGGACCAGATACCGCCGCAAAGTTGGGGTCGGTGATGTAGGTAAGCTGAGTAGTGTTACCAATCATCTTGAAGTATCCACGCTGTTGCTCGGCGGAGAGGGTGACCTGATTCCAGATGTGCATCCAGTCGCCATATTGGCGGTCTATGCGTTGGCCACCAATCTCGACCTCAACGCACGAAATCATTTGCTCACCGATGTAGTCGAGCCAGCGGGCATAGACACCTGCTTTGGAAGCACCAACCATATTCTGGTTAATCTCAGGTAAAGTCACCTGGAGATAAGTGCGGTAGCACAAATCACCATTTCGGCTAATGGTGCAGGTCACACGGCGGCCGAAATCGGCTTGGCCTTGGAAGGTCTGCTCAATGCTCTCCATAGCAAAGTTAGTGTGTCTGCGGTAAGATACTTTCCAAAAAGTAATCTCCGGGGTCCCAGTAAGAAAAACGTCTTGTGCGCCGTAGGCGACTAATTGCATAAGTGCTCCTCCCATTTTTTCAAATACTTATATACTAACCAAAGAAAATAATTTGGGAAAAATGTGCTAAATAAAACCAATTTTGATTTTACAGTTAAATGCGATACCAAGAAAAAATAAATAAAGATATAAATATGATATCGCACCATATATCGTGTAATATTTATCAACATAAAACATAAGCAGACCATAGACCCCGTTATTTTTCGTCATAATATAATTGAATGATTTCTACAGTTTTATTCGTATTATTTTGCGTCCAATATTCAACTTGGAACTTGATAGCAGATAAGCGTTCAGTCCACTCATCCATTTTTGTTTTTACTAAATGAATAATGCCCAATTTATTTAGGGCCCATGCAGATTTGATTTTGAGTCCGTTGTGATTCAAATAATGGTCAGGATTGAAGCGAATAAATATGATTGGACGATGACCGACATCTTGGGAAATCTCCATCAACCGTTTGTTTTCGCAAGAACAATCATATTCAGTATGTTGGTTTTCATCAATTTCTATAATAATAATTTGATATCCCAAATCCAGTAGTAAATCCGGTCGGCGTTTAGAACATCCATCTTGTATTGTTTTATCTGTAATCCACGTAAAATGGGGAAATGTTTGTATAACAAAATCTACGACGGTTTTCTCCTTGGTTTTGTAATTGCGAGTAATAGGTTTATCGGGAAATAAATTCATATAACAATATAAGCAATATTCATCGCATTTTGCATTGGGCCGGGTTAAACACCATGCCGATTTACATTTTATTTGTTTTTTATTTATCATACCATCCAATTTATGGTCATAGCAAAATTTTACGCCTTTTTTATCGGAAAAATTAAATGATGATGTTTTTGAACAATCTTTATATAAACATTTTGCATGTTTTCCATTGAACATACCATCTGCTTTATGTTCAAAACATACTCGTGGTCGGGTATCTCCTTCAAATTGATAAGACGGTGATTTAGAACATCCCGAAAATTCACAGCATTTATGTTTGATATCAACCATTTCCGCCAATTTATGTGCCGAACAAAATTTTCCCGCGATTTCATTCGGCAAATTGAATTGGGCAATAATAGAACACCCGTCAAATTCGCATCGTTTTCCGGTTACATTTACCATTTCTGCCGTTTTATGTTCAATACAAAACCGACCTTTAGATTCGCCAATAATATTGTAAATGGGCGTAGTATAGCAACCGGAAAATGCACATCGCTTTGTTTTCACATTGACCATCCAATCTACTTTATGTTCTAGGCAGTATAGTCCACTCGTATTTCCAAGATGATTGAAAACCGCGCGTTTAGAACATTCCGAC